GTGCTGTGGCACGAGAGCATGGGCCATGTTTCTCTCAAATAATCATTTGCAAAATTGAACGATATGTAAGTATATGATATATATCGCATATAATCGTTTAGGGTCCCCTGGTATGAGTGTTCAGACAAATTCAGTAGAAGACAGGCATTTGAAGCTTCAATTGAGGCTCGCGCAGCTTGAAAAGCAGGAATCCTGCCGTGAAAATTTTTTAGATTTTGTTGGAACAATGTGGCCTGAATTTATATCAGGAAGGCATCATCGGATTATAGCTGAAAAACTAGAGCGTGTTGCGAGGGGTGAACTCAAGAGATTGATCATCAATATGGCTCCGCGGCACACGAAGAGTGAGTTTGCATCTTTTTTGTTTCCTGCGTGGATGATGGGCAAGAATCCTGGGATGAAGATCATCCAGGCGACGCACACGACGGAGCTTGCTGTGAACTTTGGTCGTAAGACGAAGAACTTGATTGACAGTGATGATTTCAAGACGGTGTTCCCGGAGGTTAAGTTAGCGGCGGACAGCAAGGCTTCTGGTCGGTGGGACACGAGCCGTGGCGGGATGTATTATGCTGTTGGTGTGGGATCGAACTTGGCGGGCCGTGGTGGGGATTTGGTTATTATTGACGATCCACATTCGGAGCAGACTGCGATGAGCAACAGTGGATTTGAGGATGCGTGGGATTGGTATACTGGGGGTCCCCGACAGAGGTTACAGCCTGGGGGCAGTATTGTTTTGGTACAGACTCGTTGGTCGGAGAAGGACATGACGGGTCAATTGATGCGGGCGATGGCGAAGGATGATTTAGCGGATCAGTGGGAGGTTGTGGAGTTACCTGCTATATTTGAGGACGGGACGCCGTGTTGGCCTGAGTTTTGGGGTCTTGAGGATTTGACCGCGGTCCGCGCATCTATACCTCCGAGCAAGTGGAACGCGCAGTATCAGCAGCGGCCTACTGGAGAAGAGAATGCGATTATCAAGCGGGAGTGGTGGAAAAGGTGGGAGAAGGAGAGTGTTCCGCAGTTGGAGTATGTGATACAGAGTTATGATACGGCGTTTAGCAAGCGGGAGACTGCGGATTACAGTGCGATTACGACGTGGGGTGTATTTTATCCTAATGAGGGTGGAAGCGGACCTAATTTGATATTGTTGGACAGTAAGAAGGGTCGGTGGGATTTTCCTGAGTTAAAGGGGATTGCGTTGGAGGAGTATGAGTTTTGGGACCCCGACACGGTCATTGTGGAGGCGAAGGCGAGTGGGATGCCGTTGACGCATGAATTACGGAACATGGGGATTCCTGTGGTGAATTTTACACCGAGTCGTGGTAATGATAAGGTAACGAGGGTACACAGTGTGAGTCCATTATTTGAGGCGGGGATGGTTTGGGCACCTGACACGACGTTTGCTGACGAGATGATTGAGGAGGTTGCGGCGTTTCCGAATGGGGAGTATGACGACCTTGTAGATAGCATGACGCAGGCATTAATGAGGTATCGTCAGGGTAATTTTGTACAATTACCAACAGATGATTGGCAAGACGGGGAAGAATCTGCTAGGGTAAGGGCATATTATTGATTGGAGTAATTCATGGCTAGAGAACCAATTGGGGGATTAATGGATTCTGGGGTCCCTTCTCAGATGGACGAGGACGACTTGAGAGCGGAGATTGAGCTTGAGATCCCGGACTCTGGGCAGGAACCGTTGCTCACGGAACTTGGAGATGAGATAGAGATAATTGAAGAGGAGGGTGGGGACGTTGTTGTAGATTTTGACCCTGGCTCTGAGATTATGGGGGATATGGCTTTTGACGATAACTTAGCGGAATCATTATCGGATAGTGAGTTGGCTAGGATCTCTGGTGATTTGGTTAGTGAGTTTGAGGGGAACAAGGCGTCTAGGCAGGATTGGGAAGATACTTATTCCAATGGGTTGGAGCTTCTTGGTTTTAGTTACGAGGACAGGACGCAACCGTTTCGTGGAGCCTCTGGTGTGACTCATCCGTTATTGGCGGAGGCGGCGACGCAGTTTCAGGCGCAGGCGTTTAACGAGTTATTGCCTCCTTCGGGTCCTGTAAGAACTGTTGTTATGGGCAAGGAAGACCGCAAGAAGATTGATCAGGCGGAGCGTGTTAAGCAGTTTATGAATTACTATCTGACTAATGTCATGGAGGATTACACGCCTGACATGGATCAGATGCTGTTTTATTTACCGTTAGCGGGCAGTACGTTTAAGAAGGTGTATTACGATGAGAATCTGGGCCGGATTGTATCTAAGTTTGTTCCTGCGGAGCATCTTGTGGTTCCTTATGAGACTTCAGATTTGGAGACATGTCCGAATGTAACACAGGTTGTAAAGATGGATTTGAATGATTTGCGCAAGATGCAGGTCGGGGGATTTTATTTAGACATACCTGTGATTCCTGCGCAGCAGGAGATGGACGGTGTGACGGAGGAAGTAAACAGAATCGGAGGTTTTGAGCCGTCACAGATAGATTATGACTGTACTTTGTTGGAATGCCACGTTGATTTGGACCTAGAGGGTTACGAGGATATGGGGGAAGATGGCGAACCAACGGGCATTAAGATGCCTTATGTGGTGACGATTTCGCAGGATAACGGGCAAATATTGTCTATTCGGCGGAATTATCGTGAAGAAGACGAGATGCGTAGAAAGATCAATTACTTTGTGCATTACAAGTTTCTGCCGGGGTTTGGTTTTTACGGATTGGGTTTAATTCACACTATTGGCGGACTCTCAAGGTCTGCCACGGCGGCACTGAGGCAGTTGATCGACGCGGGTACGTTGTCCAACCTCCCTGCGGGTTTCAAGGCCCGCGGACTACGTATCAGAGACGATGACGATCCTCTTCAGCCTGGGGAGTTCCGCGATGTGGATGCTCCGGGTGGGGCTATCAGAGATAGTCTCATGCCGCTACCTTTTAAGGGTCCCGACCAGACACTGTTTAACTTGTTAGGTTTTGTGGTTCAGGCGGGTCAGCGGTTCGCGACCATTACTGACATGAAGGTTGGCGACGGTAATCAGCAAGCTGCTGTTGGTACAACGATAGCGATGTTGGAGCAGGGTTCGCGGGTAATGAGTGCTGTACATAAGCGGATGCATTATGCGATGCGGCAGGAGTTTAAGATTCTTGCGCGGGTTATGTCGGAGAGTTTACCGCAGGAGTATCCGTATAGTATCGCGGGCAGTGATCAGGCGGTTATGGCGAGTGATTTTGATGACCGTGTGGATATCATACCTGTATCTAATCCGAATGTATTTAGTCAGGCACAGCGGATTGCGTTAGCTCAGACTAAGTTACAGTTAGCGACTCAGGCTCCTGATATGCATAACATGCACGAAGTGTTTAGGGATATGTATGAGGCGTTGGGTGTTACAGATACTGACAGGATATTGAAATCGATGCCGGACGAGGAGCCGTTGCCCACGGACCCTGCACAAGAGAACATCAACGCATTGGACAACATGAAGTTGTTTGCGTTTCAGGGTCAGAACCATCAGGCGCATATAATGTCTCACTTGGTTTTTGGCGCGAGTCCTATGGTTGCTCAGATGCCGCCTGTTGCTTTGGGTATGCAGAAGCATGTCATGGAGCATGTGAAGATAGCGGCACAAGAGCAGGCTATGGCACAAATGTCACAAATGGGTCCTATGGATGCGGATCAGCAGGAATTGCAATTTGAGGCTATGGTTGCACAGTTTGTGGCAGAGGGTATGCAGCAGGCGAAGCAGCTATCGGCACAAGTATCTGGTGCCAATCAGCCCGATCCTTTGGTAAAGCTAAAGGAGCAGGAGTTACAGATCAAGTCTCAGTCAGAGCAATCAGATGCTCAACTGGACCAACAGAAATTGCAGCTTGACGCGCAGAATCAGCAGATGCGTGGAGAGCAGTTTGAGAAGAGGTTGGCAAGTCAAGAACAGCAGACCGCGGCTCGAATTGATAGTGCAATGCAGCGAGAACTACTTAAACAAAGAGGAAAGTAAAATGTCCAAGGTAAAAATTGTAGTAAATACGCCTACAAAAGCTCCCAAGCCTGAGACAGTCGGTAAGCCTAAAACACCGCCAATGGCGAGTGATACCATGAAGAAAGTGAAGACTCGTGGTACAGGCGCGGCAATCAAGGGCACCACTCACATGGGCTAAGTTATGGATCCCATAACTTGTGTGGCTATGGCAACAGGCGCTTTTAAGGGATTAAAGGCGGCTATTGGTGCAGGCAAAGATTTACAAGACATGACGGGACAGCTTGCCAATTGGGGCAAGGCGTTCAGTGATTTCACAAATATAGAAGAGCGGGAGAAGAATCCTCCGTTTTGGAAGAAGACGTTTAGGGGGTCTGACGAAGAGACTGCTTTAGAGATCTTTGCGAACAAGAAAAAAATGGAACAGATGAGAGAAGAGATAAAAGATCATATCTCTTGGAACTATGGGCCGAGTGCGTGGAAAGAAGTTTTAGCTATTGAGGCAAGAATGAGAAAACAGAGAAAAGATGAATTATATAGAAAACAAGAGCAGGTAGATGCTTTGATTAATTTTGCAATAGGGTTTGTTATATTTGGTTTAGGGGCAGCTTTATTGTTTGGGTTGTTTTATCTTTGGGGTAGCAAGCAAGGTAGGTGGTAGATGTGGGTATTATTATGGATTCAATTAACAACTAGCACAGCTAACGGTAATGAGTTTCAACACTATCATGTTGGCAGCTACACTAAAAAAGAAGTATGCGAAATAGCCAAAAATGAAGCTAAAGTTCTTGTAACAAACGACAACTCAAAAATAGTCTGTATTCAAATACAGTTGTGATACTTAAAGAATTTCGTGGAAAATACATTATATATGACAAATTAGGAAAAGTTGTTATAATCACGCGGGAAAAAAGAATAGCAATTGCCTATGCGAGGGCGAAGAGATGACAGAGTTTAGTAAAGCCGATTTAAATAACAACGGAGTTATAGAAAAGGCTGAGTGGAATAAAATAGCCTTAGAAGACCGTCGTTTGGAAATGATTGACCGGGATCTCAAGCGTAATGCGGAGCGTCGTTTTACAGGTTTTGCTTTGATGGGAATGTTGATCTACCCGTTTATAATACTGCTTGCTTCTGTCCTTGGATTTGACAAAGCGGCAAGTTTAATAACAGATATAGCAAGTGTGTACGTTATAGCAGCTTCCGGGGTGGTAGCGGCTTTTATGGGTTTTAATGCTTATTCAGCAAAGGCTGAGAGCAAGAAAACCAGTATACAGATGGAGGAAAAGTAATGTTACAGTCTATAATCGGACCTATCGCGGGTTTAGCGGGCAGTTGGCTTGATGCAAAGTCTCAAGCACAGGCTGCAAGTGCAAAGTTAAAACTTACTGAGGCGGAAGCTAAAGCTAAGATCATGCTTAGTAAAGAAACAAGTGTGGCTGACTGGGAGCGCATTATGGCGCAAGGCTCTCAATCGAGTTGGAAAGACGAGTGGTTCGTAATTGTTCTGTCTATTCCGCTTGTTTTGGCGTTTATTCCAGGCACTGAGGGTTGGGTAGATAAAGGTTTTGAACAGCTTTCCAAAGCACCAGACTGGTATTTTTATAGCTTGGGTATTGCAATCTCTGCATCGTTTGGTGTCAGAGGTGTACAGAAATTCTTTAAGAGGTAGTTATGAAGTATATGAAAGATATAGTGGTACTAGTACTTGCCGTAGGACTTATGGGAATACTTGGTTTGATTGTCTACGATGAATTTAAGATGGCTAATGAACACGGTGGTGAGTTAGATGAGAACATTATAGGCTTACTACAAATGTCGATGACTGGTGTAATAGGCGTTGTTGGTGGCTATATAGGGGGCAAGTCCAATGGCTGATATGAAGATACCTGTCGCTTTAGTATTTGCTATGGCTGTGCAGTTGGTAGCGTTAGTCTGGTATATTTCTGGAATGGTACACGACATTGAACATCTTGAGGGAACAGTATCGGCACAACAAGATATTATCGACTTACTTAATGATGATGTAAATGATTTGTGGGAGTTCTGCACTTTCACTGAAAACAAATGGGCAGAGGCTTACATAGACGATATGGTATATGAACGTGTTTGTGGATCAAAAGAGGTTGTAAATGAGTGAAGCATTAAAAACATTACAGGAAAAGATAGGATCTTCACCGGACGGTGCGTTTGGTCCTAATACTGCAAAGAAAATATGTAATCATTATGCTTTGAATCCAGAGCGTGGAGCGCATTTTCTTGGGCAACTTGTGCACGAAAGTGGCACGTTTCGTTATACACAAGAGAATCTTAACTATAGCAAAGAATCTATACTAGGGGTGTTTGGCAAATACTTTAAGTCTGAAAGTGATGCCGAAAGCTGTGCTCGTAACCCGCAGGCTCTGGCTGATCGTGTATACGGTGACAGGATGGGCAATGAGGGACAGGGATATCTGTGGCGAGGCCGCGGATTTTTACAATGCACTGGCAAAAATAACTACTCTCAGTTTGCAGCGGACATGGATTTGCCTGAAGTAATGGAGGATCCTGATCTTGTCGCCACTAAATTTCCTATGGAAAGTGCGATTTGGTTCTTTCACAGGAACAAACTCTGGGAAATATGTGACGAGGGCGTTAACGACGAAGTTATAAAAACAATTACAAAAAGAGTTAATGGCGGTTACAACGGTTTGAAGCACCGAAAAGAAGAAACACAAAAAATATATAAGTGGCTTAATATATAATTGCATATTATCTCAAAATATCTTAGGATCTCTCATATAAGAAAAGGTGGGAATATCTAAGAATGGATGAGATATATGTTGCGGAAGCAGTTTTTCGCATTATAAGGGAACGTAGACAGGGTGTTGTTGACTTAATGCAGTACGGCAATGTCAAGTCTATGGAGCAATATCGTGAGCTTATGGGAAATATGGAATCCCTGAATCACGTGGAACAGGAACTCAAGGGCCTGCTAGATAAACAGGAGCGAAGCAATGACTGAGAGCGCAAAAGTTAATTTAACTGAAGTAAAAGAGGCTGTCGCAAGCCTTGGAGAGGCTTATAAAGAGCCGTCAGTTAAAGTTTTAGACCCAGATGCTATAAATGGGTCACTTCTAGAAAGAATGCCCAATCCTACAGGATGGAGAATTTTGGTTTTACCTTACCGTGGTAAGGGAAAGACTGAAGGCGGTATATTTTTGCCGGATTCTGCTGTGGAACAACAAAAAATTTCAACACAGGTTGGTTATGTATTGAAAGTTGGACCCTTGGCTTATCAAGACCCAGAAAAATTTCCTTCTGGACCTTGGTGCGCGGAGAAAGAATGGGTGATGTTTGCACGTTATGCGGGTTCACGCTTTGCCATTGATGGCGGAGAGGTTCGTATTTTGAATGATGACGAGATTTTGGCTCGAATTAATGAGCCAGAAGACATTTTGCACTACTAGGAGGATTTTATGGCAGAACAACAAGAACAATTAGAGATGGAAGTTGAGGTGGATACCGAAGTTGAGGTAGAAGCTTCGGAAGGACAGTCTGATCAAGAAAATGTAGAGATCGTAGAAGAAGATCAGTTTGATAAGGCTCAAAGTTCCACTCAAAAACGTATTGATAGGCTTACCAAAAAGATGCGAGACGCACAGCGTCGCGAGGAAGAGGCTGTTAAATACGCAAAACAGGTTCAGGAAGAGTCTACGCAATTAAAGCAAAGATTTAGTGCCTTGGACAGCAATTATGTTTCTGAATACACCAACAGAGTGCAAACTCAGATGGAGCAGACGGAAAAAGAGTTAGCACGAGCCATGGAGCTTGGAGATACAACTGCGGTTGTTGAGGCTAATAAGAAAATGATTGCTTTATCGGCTGAAAACGATAGGGCAAATCAAGCCAAGGTTGCTCAAGAGAGGCAGCAGCAGGCGCAGCAGCAAGTACAGCAGCAACCTGTTGCTCCGCAGCAACAACAAGCCGTGCAGCAGCAACAAATCAAACGCCCTGACCCTAAAGCTCAAGACTGGGCTGCCAGAAATGACTGGTTTGGGCAGGACGAAGCCAGAACTTTTGCAGCTTTTGGCATACATAAGAAGCTTGTCGAAGACGAAGGGTTTGACCCCACGAGCGATGAGTACTATACTGAACTTGATCGCCGCATTTCCGACACATTCGGAGGTAACGCGAAAAGCGCAAGCAAACGACCCGCTCAGACGGTTGCAGGCGTATCAAGATCCAATTCTGGGCGCAGCAGTGGGAAAAAGGTTAGACTCACCCCTAGCCAAGTCGCAATCGCGAAAAAATTGGGTGTGCCGCTAGAAGAATATGCGAAATACGTGAAGGAGTAACACAATGACTGATAGCACAAACGATTCAATCAAGCGTACTTCTCGCGCTAATCAAACTAGGGAAAAAACGGCGCAAAGGCGTCCGTGGGCACCCCCGTCAATGTTAGATGCACCGCCTGCCCCTGATGGGTTTGCGCATCGTTGGATTCGAGCCGAAACGCGAGGATTTGATGATACAAAAAACATCAGTGCTAAAATGCGGGAGGGTTGGGAACTTGTCCGTAAGGACGAATATCCTGACTTTGAATCTCCCGTCGTAGAATCAGGTAAATATAAAGGTGTGTTTGGAGTAGGCGGACTGATACTCGCTCGGATTCCCGTTGAGACGGTTCAGGAGAGAACTCATTACTTTAATAGTAAATCGAGGGATCAAATGGATGCAGTTGACTACGATATGATGAGAGAGAATCAACATTCAACCATGACGATTGAAAAAGCCAATCGTCAATCTCGTGTAACCTTCGGTGGCCCTCGTAAAAATTAGGGTCGCCCCATTAGGAGAAAACTAAAATGGCAAATCAAAATACTGCCTTCGGTTTACGTCCTATCGGGCTTGTTGGAAACGGTGTTAATTCTACTGGGGTAACTCAGTATGAAATCGCTTCTAACAACACCAATCCGATCTTCCAATACTCTTTATGTGTGCCCACTGCGGCAGGCGTAATAGATCATGCGGGAGCGACTAGTGGGGGTACTACTCCCGCTCTTGGTGTTCTGATGGGCGTAGAATACGTTGACTCAGTTTCGAAAAAACCAACCTTTATTAGTTATTGGCCCGGTTCGAACAGCGTCAGCGTGGATACTAACCACCCTGTTAAAGCTTTTGTAGCTGATAATCCAAACCAGTTGTTTAAAGTAGCATCTGACGCGACTCTTACAGATCGTGCCACTGCTCAAGCGGCTGTTTTTGCAAATGCGTCTTTAGGCACATCTGCACGTACTGGTTCTACTAGTACGGGTAATTCAAACTCAGCTTTGGGCGTGTCTACAATCAACACTACTGCAACACTTCCGTTGCGTATTGTCGGTATAATGGATGACGAAGCAAACAGTGACTTCACTGCTGCGGGTATTCCAATGATTGTAAGAATCAACGCTCATTTCAATGCAACCACGTCGCGGTTTGATTCACAAACCAATGCGACGTCAACAGGCGTATAAGGAGAGCGTAGATGGCGATATCACGCGCACAACTAGCTAAAGAGCTAGAACCCGGCCTAAATGCATTGTTTGGGTTAGAATATAATCGTTACGAGAACGAGCATTCTGAAATCTTTGAAGAAGAGTCATCTGACCGTGCTTTCGAAGAAGAAGTAATGCTTGGTGGTTTCTCAACTGCACCTGTTAAATCTGAAGGCGGAGCCATCAGTTTTGACGATGCAAAAGAAACATACACTGCTCGTTACACTCACGAAACCATTGCTTTGGCTTTCTCAATTACAGAGGAAGCAATTGAGGACAACCTGTATGATCGTCTAGCTTCTCGTTATACGAAAGCTCTTGCACGTTCGATGGCTCAAACAAAGCAAATCAAGGCGGCATCTATATTGAACAATGCGTTCAACACAGGTGCAAACGCTATAGGGGATGGTGCAGCATTATGCTCAAACGCACACCCTTCTCTGTCAGGGAACCAAACCAATATTTTGGCAACTGCGGCAGACCTCAACGAAACCTCTTTAGAGCAAATGCTCATTGATATTGCAGGTTTTACTGATGAGCGTGGTCTTAAAATTGCAGTCAGCGGTGTGAAATTAATCATACCAAAAGAATTGCAGTTTATTGCAGAACGAGTGCTTAACTCAAACCTACGTCCGGGAACAGCGGATAACGACGCAAACGCAATGAAGAACATGGGAATGATTCCTCAAGGCGCTGTTGTTAACCACTTCCTAACAGACACAGATGCGTATTTCATAAAGACAGACGCACCTAACGGGTTTAAGTACTTTAATCGTGCCCCAATCAAAACAGCCATGGAAGGCGATTTTGATACAGGTAACATGCGATTTAAAGCTCGTGAGCGTTACAGCTTCGGTGTATCCGACTGGCGTACAGTTTTTGGAACTCCAGGCGCAGCCTAAGTTTCAATACAATTTTATGGGAGGGAGCCGCTTTTGCGGCTCTTTCTTTTTTTATTTTATGTGTTATAGTAAATTATCCCTGACAGCGGCATGAGGCTGCTGACGTAACCCAAGACAGGAGATCCACATGGGTACTACAACTTTTTCAGGTCCGATTCGGGCAGGTAATATTAGAAATACAACGGGTACTACCGTTGGAACCGACATAGCAAACGTTGGCTATGTTGTAATGACTCAACAGCATGTAATGGATATTTCTGGCGGTGCTGTTGCAGCAGAAGCTACAAATATAGTAATTCCCGCTAACTCAAAAATCGTAAATATAATTATTGATTTAGAAGTAGCTGCCAACACCACGACAAATATTAGTGTTGGTGATACTGTAGGCGGCGCAGCCTCTCTTATTAATACTCTCGCTTCTGGAACCACTGTAGGTATCAAAGCTTTAGGTATTTCTGGCGGCGGTACACTTACATGGAAAAACACTGGAACTTCAGATTTAAAATTAACAGCTACTTCAAGTGCAGCGTGTAACGCAGGATCTGTTGTCATAACGGTAATGTATGCTCAAGCTTTTAACACCGCTGTTCAAGCTTAATAAGAGGATTTGTAGATGGCTAATTCAGACGTAAGATCAAAGCGTCTGACTGGGGCAGGCGCGGCTAATGTAGGCCGCGCACGTTTACGTCAGATTCAAGTTTTAACGGGGGGTGGCGCAGGACGTTTAACTCTTACTAATGGAAATGGCGGATCAACTGTCTTAGATTTAGATTTTTCTCAGGCAGAGACGCATTCTGTCAATATTCCAGATGAGGGGATTTTGTTCAGTTCAGATATTCATGTTGGCACGGCTACTAATGTAACCGCTATGACCATTTTCTTTAGTTAGGATTTACTATGGCTTCAGACGTTAAAGCTACCCACCTTACTACAACAGGTACTGTTTTTGCGGGCAGGGCCAGAATAAAAGCAATTCATTATACTTGCGGGTCAAGCCCTACGCTTGTTTTAAGAAACGGGTCTGGGACAGGGGCTATATTATTGACTATGCTTTTTGCGAATAACACCGACGATAATGTTTATATTCCTGACGAAGGTATGCTTTTCCCAGATGGATGCCACGCAACCTTAACTAATATTAGTAATGTAACAGTATTTTTTAATTGAGGTCAGAATGGCTACTACAAAAGATGTTGAGCGTTTACCCAGTGGTCGGATAAAATATCGGGGAGAAACCTTTGCGGGATTCAACAAACCAAAAAGAACTCCAGGGAAAGCCAAAAAAAGTGCGGTTTTGGCTAAAAAAGGCACGGATGTTAAGCTTGTCAGGTTTGGAGACAGTAAAATGTCGATTAAAAAAGATCAGCCCGCCCGACGTAAAAGTTTCCGCGCAAGACATAATTGTGACACGGCGGACGATAAGTTTAGCGCCAGGTACTGGTCATGTAAGGCGTGGTAAGATGAAAGTAGAAGAGGTTTTAAAACTACTCGAAAAGCATGAATCTGAATGTAATGACCGTTACAAAAAGATTGACAAACAATTGGATAGATTAGACATGCGTCTATGGGGAATAGCCATTTTAATCGTAGCTACCGCAATTGCAGGAAAGTTTTTATAATGGCTTATTCAAAGAAATCAAAAAAAGCCTCAAAGAAGAGTAAAGGAAGTAAGATATGCCCTGCCGGAAAAGCATGGGCAGAAAGAACTTTTGATACTTACCCTAGTGCTTATGCCAACATGGCGGCATCTAAGTACTGTAAAGATCCTAATTATGCCAAAGGGGCAAAGGGGAAGAAAAGTGGGTGAGCTTAAAAAGTGGCGAGATCAAGATTGGGTAAGGATTGGTACTGATGGTGAAATCAAAGGTAAATGCGGCACTTCAAAGGATAAAAAGAATCCTGACAGGTGTCTTCCAAGGTCTAAAGCGAATAGTCTTTCGAAAGCCGAAAGAGCAGCCACTGCCCGAAAAAAGAAAAGTGAAGGCAGTAAAGGCAAAACCTTTGTCAAAAACACAAAAGAAGCGGAAGTCAAATTTGCAAGCAACGGCGGTGCAATCGAAAGGCAAGAAGCCAAGAGGCCGTCCCCCAAAAACAAAAAAGGTAAAAAAGGAATCGTAGCCAGAGGCTGTGGTGCAGTATTGTCAAACCGTAGAAAAAGAACCAGTGGTTCTGTATCTGCATAACTTTAAAAGGAGTCAAAAATGGCAATGAAGAAGAAAGGTTACCGATCTGGCGGTAAGGTAAAACGTATGTCTAAAGGCGGAGCGATGGGCGGTAAAATGCGTCGCATGTCTAAAGGTGGCGCGGCGGGCGGTAAAAAACCTGCAAAAATGATGTCTGGTGGCGGTGCAATGACTATGGCACAACTACGAAGCGCCGCAAAACAAAGGGGAATGAGTTTAAGTCCCATGAAGAAAGCAAAAGGCGGAGCCGCAAAGAAAAAATAATGGCGTATTTACATTCTAATGTGCCTTACTTTAAGGCATGGATTCGCCGTGAATACACTCACAACCATGAGAAGTACCACGGCGAATTTTTACACGCGATGGTTATTGGTGTGACTACGATGCCAAATAGATGTTTAAGTTTTCAAGTTATATTTACTGGAAATGAAGCTGAAGGTGAGGAAGAGGATACGGTTCATGGGGGCGCGATGTGGGCAAGAATGCCTATAACTGCATTGGTTGCGGATATTCCCTTTGAGGAATGGCCCGAACCTATGGAAACATATGATGCTCAACCTTGGGATTGTGCGTCTTATCACAATTCAGTGTTTGTAATGGACCGGGCTACGCCTTGTCCTTGGCTTGCTAAGATTGATGGTAAAATGCACCCTGCAAAGTATTTGTTTACTGTGGATTACTCTGAAAGCGAAATTGCAGACGATCCGGCGCAACACAAACAAAGTCATGTTTTGCAACTTCTGGACGCAGGGGAGTGGACTGGAAATATAGTGGCTTTACCAAATAATAGAGTGAGGGTTACGCATCCGGCTTGGTTTGCGGCAGGAGAGGGAGCGCCTGATTTTAAACCGTCACAACATATACACTATTCAAAAAGTGATTTAGACTATACACTAGACGTAAATAGGGTGTTTGATAACCTTTATAATGAGGACTAAATATGACTGTCTCCAACAGTAAAGATTTTGAGTTAGATGTAGCAGAATACATTGAAGAAGCTTTTGAACGCTGCGGTTTAGAAGTCCGTACTGGCTATGATCTAAAGACTGCAAAACGATCTCTAAATCTCATGCTTGCGGAGTGGGCAAATAGAGGTTTAAATCAGTGGACTATAAAACAAAGAACTCAAGCGGTCACTCAAGCAGATGGAGAGTATGATCTTGGTGCGGACGTAATAGATGTTTTATCTGTGGTAGTTCGTAGAAGTAATACTGATTTTGCTTTGACCCGTGTAAGCCGGGATACTTTTTTATCGATTCCTGTTAAAACGACTCAAGGAAGGCCCTCACAGTTTTTTCTTGATAGACAGATTACACCTAATCTTAAAGTTTGGCCGATCCCTGAAAATAGTACAGATGTAATTGTTTATGACGCTTTGACTAGGATGGATGATGCGGATGCTCAAGTTAACACTTTGGACATGCCTTTTAGGTTTTATCCGTGTTTAGCTGCGGGTTTAGCTTATTATATTGCTTTAAAACGTGCCCCTAATCGTCTTCAGATGTTAAAAGCTATGTATGAAGAAGAGTTTGAAAGAGCTATGACCGAAGATCGTGACAGAGCTTCTTTTAATGTTGTGCCTCAGTATCAATATTTTAGGACAAATTAATGTCAAAGTTTGCCTCTGGAAAAAACTCTTACGCTATCTCAGATCGATCTGGTTTTCGGTATCGATACAAAGATATGCGTCGTGAGTGGAATGGGTTATTGGTAGGACGAGACGAGTTTGAGGCAAAGCAGCCACAACTAGGTCCTTTTAGAAAGGTTATCGACGCTCAAGCTTTGCGGGATGCAAGACCTCCTTCAGAAGTGGAATCTGAAAGAGCCATTCAATACGGCTTTATGCCAGTTGGTTTTAGAGAAATTTCTGGAATTACCCCTCCAAATAATTTAGTTGCTATCGGGAGTGTGGGAAACGTAGTTATAAATCCAGTTTCTACTGATGATGTATTAGTGGGTTTAGGGGCCAGTGCATTAGTTGGATCAGTAACCGTTAATCCTAGCGCAACTGCTCCAAGATTTGATAGTACATCAGTAACACTAGATTCTACTACAGATACTTTTGACGAGGGATAAGATATGGTTAAACAGACAGTAGGGATAGGAAGTAGTGCAAATGATGGCAGTGGAGACACTCTTCGCTCTGGCGCAACTAAAATAAATGAAAACTTTACCGAAGTATACGCAGCCCTTGGAAACGGCACAACTCTTACAGATATAATAGATGCTAACGGAGTTATAGATGTAAGCTCTGGTGCAAATAAAATTGTATTTTACTACGCTAATATAAGTGATCTTCCCAGTGCAAGCACCTACCACGGCGCTGTAGCTCATGTTCATGCAACAGGCGGGCTATATTTTGCGCACGGCGGGGCATGGATTCGTTTAAATGATGAGACAACTGGTCCTGTAACTAAATACACCGCAGGCACAAACGGGTCATCTGCTTATACCTTTACGGGTCCTGGAGCAACATCTGGTGACAACCCAAACTTTACTTTTTACAAGGGGCATACTTATTTAATTGATAACACGGCTAATGTAAGTAGCCATCCTTTGCAGATAAGAACATCTAACGGTGGTTCTGCTTTTACTACGGGCGTTACAGAAAACTACAATTCAACTACAGGATTGACACAATTCATTGTGCCTCACGAACCCTCCGATACATCTTTGGTGTATCAATGTACAAGCCACAGTAGTATGGTTGGAAACATAACAATAGTGTGATGATATGAGTTTTACATATTTACAATTAAAAGATGCTGTAAAAGCTTACACCGAATACGAAGAGACAAGCTTTGTTAATAACATACCCTTGTTTATCCGATTATCGGAGGAACGCATTCTTAAAAACGTGCAGCTAAGTTTATTTCGTAAAAATGCAACGGCGAAAACAAGTGCTTCTGTACAGTATATTAAGGTGCCCTCTGATTTTTTAGCTCCGTTTTCCTTGAGTATGACAGGGTCCGATGGGGACAAATTTTTTGTGGAATTTAAAGACCCTAGCTTTGTTCAATCATATACCCCGGATTCTACAACCACGGGTTTGCCAAAGTATTATTGTCAATTTGATGTAGATAATTTTTTGATGGGACCAACCCCAAATGCTGTTTTTACCGCAGAGTTACATTATTATTATAGGCCAATAAGCCTTACTGCGGGTGCAGATAGTGAAGTATCTTGGTTAAGTGAAAATGCTGAAATGACCCTTTTATATGGGGCTTTAATTGAAGCTTACATATATATGAAAGGTGAACAGGATATAATGTCTTATTATGATAAAAGGTTTCAGGAAAGCTTGATACCTTTAAAAATGCTTGGTGAAGCTAAAGAAACGACTGATGAGTACCGAACTGGAAAAGTTATAAGGGCTAAACAATAATGTTTAAAATAGATGTAAGTGTTCCTAGAGATGAATCTTTAGTTCAAATAAACACAACCCATAATAGGGGTCTTACCCCTGATGAATT